ACGAGTGGCAAAGGACCGAGCTTGACAAGCTTCGCTTGTTCCCTTACACGGAACCACCAGAAGGAACACTTACAGGCACGCAGGAAGACATACGGCCTTCTAAGCCGTGGGTCGTGGGTTCGAGTCCCGCCCGGCGCGCTCCAACAACATTTTTAATGGCGAAAGATGTTGCCTTACTCATCGGAACCCACATCAGCCGCGTTTACCAATTAGCTGAAACAGGCGCGTTACAACCACAACGAGTAGGCGGATGCTTGCTCTTCAGCGTTGAGACTGTGGCTGCATACCTGCGCTCGCGTGGCCAGTAGCTACAGCAAAGCCATCACTCTCCCGCGTCACCGCATTCACTGTCAGTCTCACACGAGCAAACACTGTCAGTGTGAGTGTGGTGAATGGGCGCGTTAGCCACCAGCCAGAGCGTGAGCCAAAGAAACATGTTTCACCATGTATGACTACAACACGCGGTACTCTCACCGCGTCATAATTCATCATCAAAAACCCCGAGTTATTTCGGGCCCTTTGATGAAGCCCTAAGCATGCGTAACGCTTAGGGATTCCATTGTTATTCACCGGTTCGCCTGGCCGTCTACCTCGGAGATTCATTGTCCGAGATTCCGACCCTAGTCCGTGGGCTCTCTGGGAGTCCGTCCACGGTATGGCTCATTTGGGTGGTGTGAGAGTCAACTCTCACTCTGGGGAAAGAGCGTGTGAGCGTGTTTCGTTTGCTCACGTGCGGCGCTGCAATTGCGAACGCGGTGCCAAGTGCGTGTTTGCGTGTTTTCGCGTGTTTCATTTTGCAAAACGTGCAAAGTGTCTGACTTTCGTGCAGCACTGGTGCATGCATGCGCACTCCACAATGCAAAGAGTCATAAGTTTTAATGGTCGACAGCTTGGCCAGTGTCCAGGACTGGCCAATCCAACATGTGGGTATGACTACACGCACATGCTGAACGTTAAGTAATACTTACGACGCGTTGCATCTTAACGCAGTGAGTATGACGGACTGAACAAAGGCCTTGGCCAAGGGGACAGCCTGGGGCAGCCGCCCCCTACTGACACCCACCCCCGGGTGTAAAAATTATGGGGGTGGGAAAATCCATTAACCCCCTGAAGCATGTAGGTGTAGGGCGTACAGAGTATAACGCGCCCCCAGTTGACGAAGTTTTCTTTTATTATTACTATAGGGGGGCCCGTTTGCGAGCGCCCCCCTATAATAGTAGGGGAATCAGAGTGCCGAAAAACGGTCCATAACCCCGGAATTTCTAAGGTTTTTACCAGTACCGTACCGGTACTCCGATGGTCGCGCGGTTTTCGTTTGTACCGGTTCTCAGAGGGGAGTTGAAAAACACTCCAAAATCGCCAGTACCGGTTTCGAGGTAGAGCGCTGTCAAGCCCCCTCGAACCGCTAAACCCCTGACAGCTCGTAAATAGTTACTGCCAAACCCCGGTACCGGTGAGTATCTCTACATCTCCCTACCCGGTGACGGCGGCCTTTCGCCATTCCGCGTTGTAAGGGGGCCAGACCGCTCGCCTTTGCATACGATCGCGCCGTAAGCTATAACTAAAATTAATGTCGCACGTGCTGTGTATTAAATGCGGTAAGGAGCTGGACCCGCTGCCCGGAGACGGACAATCAGCAAAGTTCCTGAAGACCACCAAGTTTGCAGACCGCATACTTATCGATTCGCCCTTTCGACGCCCAGCAAACCTGCGACCTGTGTGTGAAACACCGCTCGGTGTATGGCTTAAGCAGCACGGGTACACCACCTACTGGTTGGCTAAGCGTGCGTTGTTGTCTCACACACAGGCCGGGCGGATGGTCCGAGGGCAGCTTTTCCCCACACTCATTCAGGCAATCCGCATTGAGAAAGCGACGCAGGGCGGCGTTCCGTGTGTGTCTTGGTTGGGTACGGAGATTGGCCGACTGGCGTGGAACATCACGGGGTTCGATTGGGACCGCGAGACCTTCCTCGCGATGAAGAGGAACGCCCGTTACAAGGCGCGGCTGACGGCGAAAAGGAAGGCTGAGAAAGAGGCGCAGCAACGTGCCCAGGAGGCCGCTTTAGAGGCCGCAGCGAACAAGGTGCCCGGTGAGTAAGGTCAAACCACCAGAGCACGTGCAGAAGGCTGAGAAGGCCTTTTACCGCTGCCCGGGCGGGCACGAGCTCCCGCATAGGACTGAGAACGGCCAGTGCACTCCGCTCTTCTGCTCGGCGAATGAGATGCAGGAGGGTGGTCGTTCCGCCGAGAACAGGCTCAAGCGGCTGAAGAAGGAGCGCGGCAATGATGACGCGCTCGTACGTGCCCGGGAGGCCGCTGCCAAGGGTGTGGGGGTCGACCCAGCTATTGAGACTGCAATAACCGCCGAAGGGGATGAGGGAGCGGCGGCAAAGGAACTAGCCCGTGTAAGCAAGGTTGACGAAACCGCTCGCCTGGGAAAAGCGATGGGCCGGCACCTGGCCCGGCACAACTTTCTCAAAGTGCCAAAAGGTCTCGAGGGTGCAGAGGCCGAGCAGTGGGCGGACAGCAAACTTGTAAACCTGTTGCCGGATGCGGTCGCGGAGCTCGAGTACCAGTTGAAACTGGGTGATGACTCGCAACGCGAACGAGCGGCAAAGATGGTGTTGGAGTCTATGGGTCGGGGGAGACGTGAGAGCGGGGGTGGGTCGAACGCCCCCGTAATCATCATCGCTGGTGGTGCGGGCGGTCAGGTTCAAGTGCCATGGGCGCAAAAGGTTGCCCCACCTACCATCACCGCTGACAACGCCCCCAAACGCCTTCAAACCATAAACGTTACCGAAGCGATTAATAACGCCACGAAGATTCCGGCCACCGTAGAGCCGGTCGACACAGAGGGTGAGTGAGTGGGCGACGGACTATCTTTACCTGTACATTCTGTGGCTGTGACCTAAAGGGTACCAACCCTCGCTATTACCAGATTGGTAACGCGCTCTGGACGTTGTGTGATGCTGACGACAAGAGCGTTGTGCAATGCTCTGAGCGAGCCCGCTTTGACACTCTGGGTGAAGCTGCTTACCGACTGAACGTTGCCAAGCAACGGTGGTTCGGCAAGGTGGCGTGAGGGCGAGGAAGCGCGATTACAAGCTGACGGCGTTCACCTACGCCCACCTTGAGACTCCCGACGAATACTTTCCGTACATCATCTGGGAGCGCCGTAGGTAATGCGCCGCTCCAAGCTCGAACAGCTGCGCGACCAAAAGCGCAAAGAGATGAAACCGACCACGCTCAACAGCGTGGACGAGTTTTTCAAGCTCATGCTGACGGGCGATTTAAACCCAACACAGAAGGCGTTCATCTACAGCCCCGACCGTATCAAGGCGTACAAGGGTCCGGCCGGCTGTGCCAAGTCCGCCACGCTATGTGCGGCCGGTCTGGCCCGAGCGGTCTTCCAGCCCGGTAGCAAGGGCTTTATCTCGCGGCACGATTACAATGACCTGCAGGACACGACCAAGCAGGAGATGACCAAGCTCCTGAACCGGCTGCCCAAGGGCATGCTCTTGGAGCGAGACAAGTCGCCCCCGGAGAAGTGGTGGATTGCGAGTGTGCCGCAGTACGAAAAGTTGCCAGATGGAACAACCGTCCTGCGTGACGAGCCATCCCAAATCACCTTCATGGGATTGAAGGATGACATCGTCGGTATTGAAGCCAACTGGTGGATGGTCGACGAAGCAAACGAGGTGGATGAGGTACGTATCCACCAAATCAACACCCGTCTCCGTGCACAGGGCGGCAATTACATGATTGGTCTGGCGTTCAACCCGCCCGACAAACATCACTGGCTCTACACCGCGTGCACCGGTCGCAACTGGAAAGACGAGAAAGTTGCCGAGCCGTGGATGACCCTGTTCGAGCCGCAGCCGCGCGAGAACGTTCAGAACCTGCCGCCCAACTATTACGAAGACACTGCCAAGACGATGCCGGAAGACCAGCGGCAGCGATACATCGAGGGGCAGTGGGGGAGCACGTTCGAAGGCCAGCCGGTGTACAGGGAGTTTCGCTTCAACGTACACACGCGAGCGGACCTGGAATACAACCCCAATGCGCCGCTCCACCGGCTTTGGGACTTTGGGTACAACCACCCCGTCTGCCTGTTCTCACAGTTCGACTGGCAGGGCCGACTGCACGTGCTTTATGAGCTCCAGGAAAACCGGAAGGAAGCCTCCGAGTTTGCGCGACTGGTTAAACAAATCACCGCGCAAAAGTTTCCGAACGCACCCGATATTGTCGATTACGGAGACCCGGCCGTTGCTCAGCATAAAGACACGGGCCGGACGCTCAGTGTTCTCCTCCGTGAAGGCATTACCATGCGGTACATCACCACCCACATTGAGGTGGGGGTGCAGCTGCTCAGACAGCGATTCAACCTCATGATTGAGGGTGAGCCGGCGATTGTCATTCACCGAAACAAGTGCCCGTTGCTCATCAGTGCATTACGGGGCGGTTACCGGATGGACGACAAAGGTCAGAAGCCGTTTAAAGACGGGTTCTATGACCATGTGTGCGACGCCCTACGCTATGGAGCAGTCAATTTCTGGGGTGCCGGAACAATGACACACAGACAGCGTGCTTTAGCCCCGATGAGTGTAGAATACAATAGCGCTTTCGATAACGTCGGCACTCTTGCCGTTGACACCGGAGACTAGTGTTTGAGTACCGCGCCCAGGCTGTAAAAGTCATAGACGGCGATACTCTGGACCTGGATGTTGACCTGGGGTTCAACGTTACGTTCCGCGCCCGCTTCCGCTTGCTGGATGTAAGCGCGCCAGAGCTCACGGCGAAGGACCCTGTAGAGCGCCAGAAGGCGGTCGCGACCAAGCGTAAGTTTGAAGAGCTGATTGCCGCTGCCCCGTTCCAGCTGACAGTCAAAACCGTGAAAGACCGCCAAGAGAAGTATGGGCGCTACCTGGCCACGATTATCGCGGGCGACGTCGACATTAACGCGGCGCTGAACAAGTTCCTGAGGGAGTACTGAAAATGTACGAGCGAGTGCCGCTTGTCGACATAAACCAGAGTGACGAGCCAGCGGGCGTATTCGGCGCGATGCCGCTTGCCACTCTGCCCGCGCCCGTCAATTTCGCGACCGACGAATCCATCCAAGAGTTTGTTCGCGACCAGCTTTGGCCGCTCTTGGAGCGGACAAGGTTGGCAAGGCGCCCGTTGGAAGAGGAATGGTCCGCAATCCGGCGCATGGACATGCTCCGCCACGACAGCGGCCGGCGTTATAACGGCCGGTCTCAGGCGTACCTGCCAATCCATCAGCGAAACATCACCACCCAAGTGTCCATGCTGAGCCGGGGCATTTTCCCATCCGACGACTACATGGATGTGGTCGACCGTGATGACGGGGACCCCGAGACCGCGAAACCGACTAAAGCGTACCTGTTTTACGAGTTTGACCAAGTGGCCCGTATCCGCACGGTGCTCAAGCCCTTCCTGCGCCAGTACCTGAACTACGGCAACGCGGTCATGAAGTACTGGTACAAGAAGTTTGTTCGGCGTCAGGGGAGAATGTCCCGTGTGCCAGACGTGACGAGCATGCTCGGAATGAGCACCGCTCCACAGTGGCGACCGGTCACCTGTTACGAGGGATTGGCAGTAAGTGCCAGAAACTTGTTCAACGTTTACGTGTACCCCGAAACCGCAGAAACAATCGATGACGTTCTGGCGGTGTTCGAGGACATGCTGGTACCGCTCGAATACGCCCAACAGATGGGCAAGGCGAAGCGGTGGGAGAACGTCGACAAGATTCTCAACACCGCTAGCGGCACGAACATGCTGGCTAACATGGTCACGCAGCTGAATGACGCGGCGTCCATGGCGCACGACATCGAGCAACTGCGGAACAAGCTCGGTGACATGCGACCGATTACCGAAGTGTGGCTCCATATGCCGCTGCCCAAGGCTGGCTATGCGGCGGGAGAAACACCCGGGGAATCTGTGCCCGCGCGCATTGTGATGAGCGGCCCCGTCCCCTTGTCCGTGACCAGAAATCCACACTTCCACCAACTGCCTCCCTACCTGTTCGGGCGCATGAACGTGGAGCCGGGGTTATTTTATGGCTCGGGCGTTGGGCGAGCGGGACGCCACACCCAGTACCTGGCGAACGACTTTGCCAATCAGACGAACGACTGCGGCATCTACAGCCTCAACCCGATTGTGAAGGTTAACCCCGCCTTCCTGGTGGGCCCGCTGCCACCGATTGGCCCGGGCCGCGTGTGGCAGATGACCGATGTACAGAATGGCGCGGTGTTTGACCGGCCGCCCGTCGAGCTCATCCAGCACGGGCTCACCATGCTCCAGTCGTACATTGGGATGAACCAGGATTTTTCTGGCTCCCCACCCATTCTCCAGGGCACTGGAGCGGGCAAAGCGGCCAAGACTGCGACGGGCGCCCAGTTGTTGCAAAAGAACGCATCCCTTCCCCTGCAAGACCTTGTGGAGGACTTAGAGCAGAGCGTTCTCGTACCACTCATGTTCGGTGCCTGGATGAACGGCCAGCAGTACCGCGAGTCATCCGTCCTGGCCCAACTGGCAGGGGAAGCAATCAAAGTGTCCCCCGAGCAGTTGGCCATTAACGCAGAGTTTCGCTGGCTGGCATCCTCACAAACAATCAACCAGCAACAGCGCGCCCAGCAGGCGTTGATGCTCATGCAGGCAATGTTGCCGTTGGTCCCGCACCTGATGTCGACAGGCTACATCGTGGATTTCGCCCCGTTAATTAAACGCGTCTACACAGATGGGATGGGCTTCAGGGGTTTCGAGCAATTTATTAAGCCGGCCCAAGCCATGATGGGAATGGCCCCCGGTATGCCGCCACAGCCCGGAATGATGCCCAACATACAAGCCGAACAGGGCGACCGAGTGCGCAGCGCCCTTGAACAGGTTGGGGCAATGCAGGGCGACATGGCGCCGGGCGAAGGCGAAGAGTTTATGAGTGTTCGCAACGAGGCTGACGATATCGCCGCCCTCATGGGCAGTGGTGGCGGGTTTTAACGGAGGGACGTGACGGACCACGAGTTGAACCTACGGCTGGAAGCGGAGCAGGAGCTGTCAAACCTGCAATCACTGCTCGAAGCACCAGGTTGGAAGCAGTTTGAGGCCCAGATGAAACGGGCCAAAGACAACGCCGAGCACAGCATCAAAGGCGAGACGGACCCGAACAAGCTCATGCGCGCGGCCGGTGAATACACCGCGTTAGGTCTCATGCTTACATGGGTAGAGCGCCGCGCCGCCGCAATACAGCAACTTCTGTCTCACGCAGAGGGCAGTTTTGGTAATGATTAAGCCCTCTTGCTTTTACAACTTCAAACATCAGTGATACTTATAACCCTAGACAGGCGTCGCCGGCCGTGTGCTTGCCACACATCGGGCGTTTGGAGCGCAAACGATGGACGCAAACAATCCCAACGCTCAGGGAACCGAACAGGCGGCGGTACCGCCCCAGCAA